CTAGATGTTCTGACGCAGTTGCAAACTTGTCCGCATTCTATCGATGGTCTGGCGAACCTCGGGCAGGTTTCTGTCGTTCTGATGCGTCACTAGCCACTGGCCGTAGGGCAACTCCGGAATGATCTGGCCTGCGCGCAAGAGCGAGTCGTGCGTGTCCCCAATGAATGTTGGCAAAACAGCAATGCCCAAACCCGCCAAAGCGAGATCCAGACTGCTGCGGGGAGAGTCAACTTCGCATACGGCATTGCTGCCAATCCGCTTGTCCAACCAGCGCGCCGAAGGTGTGTCAGCCAGTACCTTGATCCATTGGTCAGGGGTCGAGGTGGTGGCATAGGGCGCGAACTGGACGTTTGCCAGCCGTTGAACTCGGACTATGGTGGACACCCAGGCCGTACTCTCACCGTCTTTACGCCATTGTGAAGGTAGGGGCCGAAGTTGGCCATTTGCGCTCGCATCAGCGGAAACAGTTCCTCTCTCGGCAAAGCATCAACTGCCTTGGGCACAAGTTGGTACTCCAAGAAGTGTTCACTCTTCATGTTTCGAAATCTGATTATCCATAATCCGTTGCCCTTTTGTGTGCATACAGAGCAAATGTTCCTGATCTGGAAACGTATCGTTAAACGCGGAGTCACAGAGTATAGAATTCTTAGGCAGCACTTCTGTCTGGGGTTGACGCACGTTCGTTAGTCATTGTTTCTTATCAGAAATTTCCACCAAGGAGTATGTTGTATGAACATGAGAGTTTCTGACGCGCAGATTGATCTAAAGGATGAGCGGTCAATCATAGGTCAGCTAAAGGCTGAGGCCGTTCAAAGTTCAGATGAAGCTTACGCGCGTAAGAAAAGCATGCTTGGCATAGCAAAAACTCAACGGAATTTAGGCTGGGCTTCTCTCGTAATGACTGTGCCGGGCCTGCTGCTGTTTATCTTGCCAGGAATTTTCATGTTTGGCCTAGCCATCTTCTCGTTTCTAAGCGCTTCCAAAAAGAAGACCGCAATAATCAGGGCCTTCGATAGATTTCATGAGGAAACCGGTATTCCTGCCGTCTGACATCTTCGATGTGTACAAAGCACCCCCAACCAAATGGCTGGGGGTTCATGGTGGCACAGGCGCACGTATTTTGTTTCTGCTTCTCGACCTGCCGGCGCGGATCAGAGAATTGATCCGCAGAAAAAATTGACATTGGAGATTTGTTACAAACAGATGCGCGGTCATCCATTTTTTGAGCGGGCAGAAAACTAAGAATCAGTAAAGCTTGCGCGGTCTCCGTTGCATGAATGTTGCGTAAGTCGTTGACATTGCGCTCTTTAATTCATATGAATTGTGTCATGCTAGAAGAGGTGGGCGACGGCCCCGGGGCGACCCGGTGGCCGTTTTTCGTTTCTCTCGTGCGGAGATCACTCACGCATGAGGTCACAGGCACACATGACTTTGATTACCCCGGAAGAGCGGATGTCCCAGACGGCTGATTTGTTGCAGTCGCTTGAGAGATCCATTCGCGATCTGCGCCAAGCAGCGGAAGAACTGCGCAAACAGATCGGTGCCGGGGAGGATGCAGATCTTGCTGGTTCAGCCAAGCAACTCGGGCAGTTAGAGGGGCTGATCCGAAGTTGTCAGAAAGTGGAGACAAGCTTTGTCGAACAACATCACAGACAAACCGGAATTGCCCAAGGGGGGTATGCGCTCGACCTTGAGCGCGCTCGATTTGAGGTTGGGTGCAGGTTGGCTCGCCTCCGCGCCTGCTGCGGTTCGGGACAGATTTCTGAGTGAGATCGGGGAGGGGGGGCTGTGCGCCCTCCCTTTCCTGTTCGAGTTCTGGGCGCTGCCGCATCAGTTGCCGCCGGAAGGCGCCTGGCGGTCCTGGGTGATCATGGGGGGGCGTGGGGCTGGTAAGACGCGGGCCGGGGCCGAATGGGTGCGACAGGTGGTCGAGGGATCTCTGCCGCTGGATCGCGGCGAAGCGCGTCGTGTGGCGTTGGTGGGTGAGACATTCGATCAGGTGCGCGATGTGATGATCTTTGGCGATAGCGGGATATTACAGTGTTCGCCGCCGGATCGGCGACCTGTCTGGAAGGCGTCCGAACGGAAACTGATCTGGCCAAACGGAGCTGAGGCGCAGGCGTTTTCAGCGCATGATCCCGAAGGGTTGCGCGGGCCTCAGTTCGATGCAGCCTGGGTGGATGAGTTGGCTAAGTGGAAGAAGGCTGGCGAGACCTGGGATATGTTGCAATTTGCGTTGCGGTTGGGTGAGCGGCCTCGGGTCTGTGTGACGACCACACCTAGAAATGTGAAGGTATTGAAGGAATTGCTGGCATCTCCGTCCACCGTGCAGACCCATGCGCCGACCGAGGCGAACCGCGCCAATCTGGCGGATTCGTTTCTGGAAGAGGTACGCGCGCGCTATGCGGGCACGCGACTGGGGCGGCAGGAGTTGGACGGCGCGCTGCTGTCGGATGCCGAGGGGGCGTTGTGGACCGGGTCAATGCTGGATGCGGCGCGAGTTGAGAAAGTGCCAGAGTTGGACCGTTTAGTAGTGGCGCTAGACCCGGCGGTGACGGCGGGAACGGATGCGGATGCCTGCGGGATCGTGGTGGTCGGCGCTCAGGTGCAGGGGCCGCCCGAGGAGTGGCGCGCCTATGTGCTGGCCGATCGCACGGTGCAGGGCGTAGGTCCGGCGGGCTGGGCGCAGGCGGCAATTGACGCGATGGATGAATTCGGGGCCGAGCGGCTGGTGGCCGAGGTCAATCAGGGCGGGCAACTGGTGGAAGAGGTCGTGCGGCAGGTGGACCCTTTGGTCCCTTATCGCGCGGTGCGGGCATCACGCGGCAAGGTGGCGGGGGCCGAGCCTGTGGCGGCACTGTATGAGCAGGGGCGAGTTGCTCATGTGGCCGGGCTGGACGCGCTGGAAGAGCAGATGAGCCAGATGACCGCGCGGGGTTTCGAGGGGCAGGGCTCCCCCGACCGGGTCGACGCGCTGGTCTGGGCGTTACATGAGTTGGTTGTGGGGCCAGCGGGGGCGTATCGGCGGCCGAGGGTGCGAAGTTTGTAGAACCGAGCCAACAAGAGATGGATACACAGAAAATAGTCTAAAACTTATGCTTGAGCGAGCGTAAGCGATTGATATAGATAAATTGTATTGCTTAAGGTGATGGCAGCCATAAGTGAGGCTGTTGGATATGGGTTTGTCGTTTTGAAACAATGTTATACTAAACTGACTCATATAGTCCTCTCTTCGATATTCGTCGTATGCGCTGCGGGAGCAGCCACCGCCTGCAGCGGCGCTCCAAGCTTATCGGAAACTGAGCGAGAACTTCGCTTGTTGATCGAAACTTCCGACCACGTTGTAATCGGAAGAGTTTCACATGTGCTGCGTCGCCGATGGAATGAAGACGACACACCGCCAAAATTTCCTGCTAGCTGGATTGAACTGGCCGAGAAAAGCAAAGCTGGTGAAGCGGTCGGTTCCCAACAGTATTTAGCTAATTTGGTCGAATTTTCAGAAGCAACGGCATACCTTGAAATTGAGCATGAGTTGTTTTGGACCGGTCTTGGAGGCGGACGGCGCATCTTTGGGAAAACAGAGCTGGTACCGATTGATCTTTTACGGCCATATTCAGTCGCAGGTCATGGGCCATGTAATAGTTTTCCACAAACTTGCCCTTGGGATATTCAACCCGGCGAATTAGTTGCGCTGGCAATCAAAGAAAGTACTTTTGGAGCCGCCAGCGCATTGGTTTGCAGCAGAGTTCCGCGCCCTAATCGCAAAGACGCGGAGAAAATTCGTCAAAACAGCAAATTCGTTACAAAGTATGATGCGCTGCTTCCTTTCCTTGAACAGTTTCCAAACCTTCAAGAAGTAGATGAAACCATCCTTCGGTAAAACGGCACCACAGACTGGGAAGTAGCAATCGCCGACCCGTTGCCCACCCCCCGTACGCCCCATTCCCATGCCCTAAACTTCTTTCCGTCATAACTCCTTTCAACAAGCCGGGCAGAGCGGCGGCAGAAAGGAGCACAGATGGTATTCGATTTCTTGCGTCGTGGAACGGCTGGTGAGGCGCCTGAGGCGAAGGCGAGCGCGGCGGGGCCTGTGGTGGCGTGGCAGACCGGTGGGCGCGTGGCGTGGAGCCCCAGGGATGCGGTGTCGTTGACGCGGACGGGGTTTTCGGGGAACCCGGTGGGGTTTCGCTCGGTCAAGCTGATTGCCGAGGCGGCGGCGGCTTTGCCTCTGGTGCTGCAGGATCAGACGCAGCGCTATGATGTGCATCCGATCATATCCCTGATGCGCCGTCCGAATGCGGCGCAGGGGCGGGCGGAGTTGATGGAGGCTTTGTTCGGGCAATTGTTGCTGTCGGGGAACGCCTATGTCGAGGCGGCACAGGCCGAGGATGGATTGCCGATTGAACTGCACGTCTTGCGCTCTGACCGGATGAGTGTGGTGCCGGGGGCGGATGGGTGGCCCAAGGCGTATGACTATACGGCGGGCGGCAAGACGCATCGTTTCCCGGCTAATGCGATCTGTCATATCAAGTCATTCCACCCCCAAGACGATCACTATGGGTTCTCGCCAATGCAAGCTGCGGCGATGGCGATCGATGTGCATAACAGTGCATCGCGGTGGTCGAAATCTCTGCTGGACAATGCCGCGCGGCCTTCGGGGGCGCTGGTGTGGAAGGGCGGCGATGGCCATGGGGTGATGGCCGAGGATCAGTTCCGCCGCCTGTCCGATGAGATTGAGCAGAACTATCGCGGGGCGCGCAATGCCGGGCGACCGATGGTTCTGGAAGGGGGGCTGGATTGGAAGCCGATGGGTTTCTCACCCTCGGACATGGAGTTTCAAAAGACCAAGGAAGCCGCCGCCCGCGAGATCGCACTGGCCTTTGGGGTCCCGCCGATGCTGCTGGGGATCCAAGGCGACGCGACCTATTCGAACTATCAGGAGGCCAACCGGGCGTTCTATCGCCTGACCGTTCTGCCCCTGGTGACGCGGGTGGCGGCGGCGGTGTCAGAATGGCTAGTGGGCTTTACTGGCGAAGAACTGGTGTTGAAACCCGACCTGGATCAGGTACCAGCGCTGTCGGCGGAGCGGGATGCGCAATGGGCGCGGGTCAACGGCGCCGAGTTCCTGACAGATGCCGAGAAACGCGTGATGCTGGGGCTGCCGGAGCGTGCCGATGGCTGAGGGGTATCCGCCATTTGACTGTGCGCCGGGCCTGCGTCTGGCTGCGCATGAACGGGTGGCCGAGATCCAGCACGCACATCTATGCAGGCGGCTGGATCAGATCGAAGAGATGATGGAGCGGCTGGAGAAACGGCTGTGGCTGACGGTCTATGGGGTCGTAGCGGTGATCCTGGCGCAAGCGCTTCAGTCAATTCTGGTGGTGTCGCCATGAATTCAAAGGCTTATGAGGAGGTGTTCATGGATTTGGAGCACAAGTTCGCGCGGTTTAGCGATGGATTGTCGGTGACCGAGGATGCGGTGATCGAGGGCTATGCCAGCCTGTTTGGGCAGGTCGATCAAGGGAGCGATGTGGTGCAGAAAGGCGCATACCGCAGGTCGTTGGCCGGGCTGAAAGCGGCAGGTCAGCGGGTCAAGATGCTGTGGCAGCACGACCCGGCGCAGCCCATCGGTGTCTGGGACGACGTGCGCGAGGATGCGCGCGGGCTTTGGGTCAAGGGACGTATGTTGGAAAGCACGCAGAAAGGCCGTGAAGCCGCGGAATTGATCCGGGCCGGGGCCATTGACGGGCTGTCGATCGGCTATCGAACCAAGCGAGCCGTAAAAAATGAAAAGGGCCATCGGGTCCTGACCGAACTGGAGCTGTGGGAGGTGTCGCTTGTGACTTTTCCGATGCTGCCCAGTGCGCGGGTGGCGGCAAAGGGGACGACCCCAGATGCCGAGGACACCCTGCGCAGTATTGCCGAGGTGTTTGATCACGCCCGGCAGGAGCTGGCGCGAACCTAGCGCGCCTCAATCCCACCCAAACAAGGAAGTTCTGATGAGCAAGACCGAGACCCCGGCCTTGACCGGAGAGGGTGTGCCCCTGGTTCAGGAGGTGAAGCGGGCGATGACTGGATTCATGAACGAATTCAATGGCCTGAAGGCTGAAATTAAAACAAAACTGCAACAGACAGAAGAGCGACTGACCATGCTGGATCGTAAATCAATCACCGCGGCGCGACCGCATCTTGCGGCATCAATCGAGGACGGTGCGCCGCATCAGAAGGCTTTCGACGCCTATGTACGATGTGGTGATGATGACGGCCTGCGTGGCCTTGATATGGAAGCTAAATCGCTGTCCAGCGCCGTGAACAGCGATGGCGGCTATCTGGTCGACCCGCAAACCGCCGAGATGATCAAGTCGGTGCTGAAATCCACGGCCTCGATCCGTTCGATCGCTTCGGTGGTGAATGTCGAGGCAAACTCGTTCGACGTGTTGATCGACCACACCGACGTGGGCGCGGGCTGGGCGGATGAGAGTTCAGCGGCCACCGAGACAGCGACCCCGTCGATTGATCGCATCTCGATTGCCTTGCACGAGTTGAGCGCGCTGCCCAAGGCGTCGCAGCGTTTGCTGGATGACAGCGCGTTTGATGTCGAGGGATGGCTAGCCGGTCGTATTGCCGATAAGTTTGCCCGTGCCGAAGCGGCGGCGTTCATCTCGGGCGATGGCGCGGACAAACCCAACGGCATTCTGAACCATGCCAAGGTCGACAATGATGTCTGGACCTGGGGCAATCTGGGCTATGTCCCGACTGGCATTGACGGTGGTGTCGATGCGGATGCGATTGTCGATGTGGTCTATGCGCTGGGCGCTCAGTACCGGGTCAATGGCACCTTCGTGATGAATTCAAAAACTGCCGGTGTGATCCGCAAGCTGAAAGACAGCGATGGTCGCTTCCTGTGGTCAGACGGTCTGGCCGCAGGTGAGCCTGCGCGCCTGATGGGGTATCCGGTGCTAATTGCCGAGGATATGCCAGATGCGGGCACCGATAGCTTCTCGATCGCATTCGGTGACTTCCAGGCCGGCTACACCATTGCCGAGCGCCCTGATCTGCGCGTCTTGCGCGATCCGTTCAGCGCCAAGCCGCATGTCCTGTTCTACGCGACCAAACGTGTGGGCGGCGACGTGAGCGACTTTGCCGCGATCAAGCTAGTGAAATTCGGCACCGCCTAAGCGGTGACGGATCCGGGGGGCCATTGGCCCCTCGGGTGCGGGCGCGGGCCGGGGTGAGATCCCCTGCGTTGTCTAGCTGCTCCCCTCCGTCCGAGCAACGTGGGGCGGCGCGTGCCCGTCATTTTCTTGAGTGAGGCCCCCGGAGGGGTCCGAGATTGCGGAGTAAATGGATGATGTTGATCGAAGAAACCGCCATCGCGGATGCGGCGCTGCCGGTGGATCAGTTTAAGGCGCATCTGCGGCTGGGCACGGGCTTTGCCGAAGACAGCGTACAGGATGATGTGCTGAAAGGATTTCTGCGCGCAGCCGTTGCGGCAATCGAAGCGCGCACCGGCAAGGTTCTGATCGAGCGCGATTTTTCCTGGAGCCTGACCGCCTGGCGAGATCAGTCGGGAGAGGTGCTGCCGGTGGCTCCGGTCACCGAGCTCAAAAGTGTGACGCTGGCAGACGCAGACGGTGCAGAGACTGTTGTCACGCCGGATAGATACCGGTTGGAAAAAGATACTCAGCGCCCCCGGCTTAGGCCAATGGGGTCATTGATGCCGAAGATGCCAAAGGGTGGTTCTGTCAGGATCGTCTTTGCCGCAGGGATGGCAATGGATTGGGGCGGGTTGCCCGCCGATCTGGGGCAGGCGGTGCTGCTGCTGGCCGCGCACTACTACGAATACCGCGACGAGACAGCGTTGGGTGCTGGGTGCATGCCTTTTGGCGTCACCAGTCTGATCCAACGCTATCGCACAGTTCGGTTTGGCGCTGGGGTGATGCAATGAAAGCGCCGAGGTTGCACAGAACGCTGGTGCTGGAGGCGCCGGTACGCGTGGCCGATGGGTCAGGCGGATACACCGAAACCTGGGTGCCGCTGGGCACGGTATGGGCCGAGGTGACCGCGCGCAGCGGGTCCGAGCGGCAGGTGGCTGGCGTCCCGATATCGCGGGTCGGCTATCGCATCGTGGTCCGGGGTGCGCCCACAGGTTCGACCATGCGGCCATCGCCGGATCAGCGCTTTGCAGAGGGCACACGTCGCTTTGTCATCCGCGCTGTAGCTGAGCGTGATCCACGCGGCCAATACCTGACATGTTTCGCGGATGAGGAGGTGGCAGCATGAGCTATGGCGTTTCAGCCGCCCTGCAAGCAGCGGTTTTCCAGCAGCTGTCCGGTGACACGCGAGTAAACGATCTGTCAGGAGGCGCGATTTATGACGCAGTTCCCGTCGGTGCAGTACCACAGACCTACGTAGCCCTGGGGCCCGAGGAAGTTCGTGATGCCTCTGACCGATCGGGTGGGGGTGCGGTGCACCGGTTCACGGTTTCGGTCGTGTCCGAAGCCGCAGGGTTCGGGGCCGCCAAGACCCTGGCCGGTGCGGTGTGTGACGCGCTGGACGGTGCCATGCCCAGCCTTGATCGCGGGTGTCTGGTGGGCCTGTGGTTCGAGCGCGCCTCGGCCCGGCGCGCCGGGACCGGTGGAGCGGTCCGCCAGATCGACCTGAAATTCCGCGCCCGCGTGGAAGATGACTAACCAATCAACGGAGAGAGCATATGGGTGCCCAGAACGGCAAGGACCTGTTGGTCAAAGTGGATATGAACGGCAGCGGTCTGTTCGAAACTATCGTGGGATTGCGCGCTACGCGCGTCAGTTTCAACGCGGAAAGCGTGGATGTCACTAGTTTGGAAAGTCAGGGTGGCTGGCGCGAACTTCTATCGGGTGCTGGGGTCAAATCGGCGTCGATATCCGGTTCAGGCGTGTTCAAGGATGCCGGGACCGATGAACGCGCGCGGCAATTGTTCTTTGACGGCGAAACACCGGATTTTCAGGTCATCATCCCCGATTTCGGCATTGTCGACGGGCCGTTTCTGGTCACAGGTGTCGAATATGCGGGCTCGCACAACGGCGAGGCGACCTATGAGATGAGTTTGGCCAGCGCCGGCGCGCTGAGCTTTACGGCGCTGTAAGTCGATGGCCAATCCGTGGACGGGCGAGGTGGCTTTGACCATCGATGGAGAGCGGTGGGTGCTCAAGCTGACGCTGGGCGCTTTGGCGGAATTGGAACAAGAGCTGGGTGCCGGTTCGCTGGTGGAACTCGTGCAACGGTTCGAAAGCGGAGCTTTTTCCAGTGGTGACGTATTGGCTCTGATCGTGGCCGGGTTGCGTGGCGGTAGCGGCGACGTCAACCGCGCCGATCTGCTGAGCGCCGAAATCGAGGGTGGCCCGATGGCAGCTGCGCGTGCGGCAGCCGAGTTGTTGGCGCGGGCCTTCATGGTGCCGGATCCGGCATGAGCGGGTTCAATTGGCCCGCCTTGATGCGGGCCGCGCTTGTCGGTCTGCGTCTGACGCCGGATCAGTTCTGGCGACTGACCCCGGCCGAATTGCAACTGATGTTGGGGCAGGGCGCAGGGATGCCGTCGATGAACCGGGCTGGCCTGGATGCGTTGCTGAAGGCTTACCCGGACAAATTACAAGGAGAGCGTGATGACGGATCGTGACGGGTATGATGACCTGCAGGAGCGCGGCGATGCGCTGGGCGACTCGCTGGGCGACGCGGCATCTATGGCGGCTGCTTTTGACGGCCAGATGAAACGGATCAGCGCGGCGTTTGAGGAAACCGGCAAGGATGTCGCGACGCTGGAACGCGGCATGTCCAGCGGGTTGCGCAAAGCCTTCGATGGCGTGGTGCTGGATGGGATGAACCTGTCCGATGCGCTGGACGTTTTGAAGAACTCAATGATCCGCACGGCGTATTCGGCGGCGATCAAGCCGGTGACGGATCACTTTGGCGGGATGCTGGCCGGAACCGTTGGCGGTCTGGTGCAGGGGCTTTTGCCATTTGCCGACGGCGGCAGCTTTTCGCAAGGGCGGGTGATGCCCTTCGCCAATGGCGGCGTTGTCAGCGGCCCAACCACATTTCCCATGCGCGGCGGAACCGGGTTGATGGGGGAAGCCGGCCCCGAAGCGATCATGCCTTTGGCGCGCGGGTCGGACGGTAAACTTGGGGTGCGCACCTCGGGCAGTGGGCGTGCCGTCAATGTCGTGATGAACATCACCACCCCGGACGTACAGGGGTTCCGTCGCAGTCAAAGCCAGATTGCGGCGCAGATGAGCCGCGCGCTGGGGCGCGGCAATCGCAACAGGTAACTTGAGGGAGCAGGCCATGAATTTCCATGAGGTTAGATTTCCCGCCAGCCTGAGCTTTGGTTCGGTAGGCGGCCCCGAGCGGCGCACAGATATCGTGACGCTGGCCAATGGGTTTGAAGAACGTAACACGCCCTGGGCCCATTCAAGGCGACGCTATGATGCCGGGCTGGGGATGCGCTCGTTGGATAATATCGAAGCGCTGATTTCGTTCTTCGAGGCGCGGCAGGGGCAGATGTTCGGATTTCGGTGGAAAGATTGGTCTGACTTCAAGTCGGGCGCAGCAACGGCTGAGGTAGAGAATGCCGATCAGGTCATCGCGCGTGGCGACGGCAAGACGACCGAGTTCCAATTGGTGAAAACCTACAGCTCTGGCGGGTTCAAATACGTCCGACCAATCATCAAACCAGTTCTCGGGACAGTCAAACTTGGTCTTGAACAGGACGAAATGCGCGAAGGCGTGGATTTCGAGGTGGATCTGGCGCGGGGCCGGGTCACGTTCACGATCGCACCTCCGCAAGATGTGGAAATAACGGCCGGGTTCGAGTTTGACGTGCCTGTTCGGTTCGACACCGACATGATCCAGACCAGCGTGGCCAGCTTTCAGGCAGGCGACGTGCCCAACGTTCCGGTGGTCGAGGTGCGGGTCTGATGGGGGGTAATGCACAGGGATTGCAGGAGCATCTGCAAAGCGGGGTGACCACCACCTGTCGGTGTTGGGCAATTACCCGCACGGATGGGCAGGTCTATGGGTTTACCGATCATGATATGGAGTTGCGCTTTGACGGGCTGACATTCAAAGCAAGCTCTGGCCTGACCGCAGCTGCGATCGAACAGGCAACCGGGCTTTCGATTGACAACTCTGAAGCGATGGGTGCGCTGTCTGATGCGGCAATCAGGGAAGAGGACATTGAGGCCGGGCGGTTTGACGGTGCTCAGGTTCGGGCTTGGTTGGTGAACTGGGCAGACCCTGAACAAAGAACTCTACAGTTTCGTGGTTCGATTGGGGAAATGCGTCGTGGTGGCGGGGCGTTTCATGCTGAGCTGCGAGGGCTGACGGATCTGCTGAACCGGCCCTTGGGGCGGATTTACCAAAAACCTTGCACCGCAGTGCTGGGCGACGGCGCTTGCCGATTCAACGCGGCAGCACCTGGTTTTCAGGCAGAGGCTGAGATCGTCAGCCTGTCGGCGGGCAGTGTGCTGCAGCTGAAAGGCGCGGACGCGCCGGATATGGCATGGTTCGAACGTGGCCGCCTGGATGTGATTTCCGGCACGGCCTCGGGTCTTTGGGCGTCGGTCAAACAGGATAAGCGTGTCTCGGGTGGGCGCAATGTCACCTTATGGACGGGGATCAGTGGCGGACTGACAGTCGGTGATCGTGTCCGGCTGACGGCCGGGTGCGACAAGCGCATGGAGACCTGCCGAAGAAAATTCAACAACCTCATCAATTTTCAAGGTTTTCCGGACTTGCCGGGTGAGGATTGGGTGATGGCTGTTCCCAAGAAAGACAAACCGAACAAAGGGGGCAGCAGACGATGACAGTAGACCGGCAGGACATAGTTGCAGAAGCGCGGCGTTGGCTAGGCACGCCGTACGTGCATCAGGCGTCCGTCAGGGGCGCGGGGGCGGATTGTTTGGGATTGCTACGCGGCATCTGGCGCGCGTTGTACGGAGCTGAGCCGGAGTCCGTGCCGAGCTACAGCATGGACTGGTCAGAGCCGCAGGGTGATGAACGCATGTGGGATGCCGCCCGCCGAAATTTGACATCAAAGCGGCCCTCGGAACTGGCAACAGGCGACGTATTGCTGTTCCGCATGCGCGATGGCGGCATCGCCAAACATGTGGGTGTTGCCAGCGAAATCGGCGCGGTCCCGCGGTTCATTCACGCATATTCCGGGCACGGCGTTGTAGAAAACGCCCTGAGCGACCCTTGGCGTCGCCGGGTTGTCGCCTGTTTCGCATTTCCGCTGGAGGTCAAGTAAATGGCTACGATTGTTCTTTCCGCAGCCGGGGCTGCCCTAGGCGGTTCGATCGGTGGCTCTGTCGCGGGTCTTTCCACGGCAATCATTGGCCGGGCCGTCGGCGCGACCTTGGGGCGGGTCATCGACCAGCGGTTGATGAGCCAATCTGTGATGGGTGGCGGCAGCGAAGTCGTCGAAACCGGCCGTCTGGATCGTTTCCGTCTGACCGAAACCGGCGAGGGGGCTTCGGTCACTACAGTGTTCGGCCGTATGCGTGTTGGCGGGCAGATCATCTGGGCATCGGACTTCCTGGAAACCCGCAGTACCAGCACGACCACCCAATCTACGCGGGGCGGGAAAGGGTCGCGTCGGCCAAGTTCGGCCACAACAACCACGACCACGCATACCTACAGCTATTCGATCTCGCTGGCGATTTCGGTGGGCGCTGGGCAGATCTCTGACATCTCGCGTATCTGGGCCGATGGTGAAGAGCTTGAGCGCGCGGGGCTGAATATGCGCCTGTATAACGGTACTGACGATCAGTTGCCTGATCCGCTGATCGAGGCCGTCGAGGGCACCGGGCAGGTCCCTGCGTACCGGGGCACGGCCTATGTGGTGATCGAGGACCTTCAACTTGCCGCGTTCGGCAACCGCGTCCCGCAGTTTTCCTTTGAGGTTGTCCGACAGGAACAGCCGGGGCTGCCAGACACGCCCGGTGCCGTTTCCCGGATCGTGCGCGGCGTGGCGATGATCCCGGGTACGGGTGAATACTCACTGGCCAGCAGGCAGGTGAACTATTCCAAAGGGCAGGGGCAAAGCTGGGCTGCGAACGTGCATTCGGCTTCGGGCGTTTCCGATCTGGTCACCTCAACTCACGCGCTGAATGCTGAATTGCCCGCCTGCGAAGCTGTGTCGCTTGTCGTGTCGTGGTTTGGCGACGATCTGCGGTGCGGTCAGTGCAAGGTGCAGCCAAAGGTCCTGCACAAAGAGTTTGATGGCGAGAACATGCCGTGGAGCGTATCAGGCGTATCCCGGGCAGCTGCCCAGGTTGTTCAGATCGAAAATGATCGACCAGTTTATGGGGCGACACCTGCGGATGCGTCGGTGGTCGAAGCGATCCGGCATCTGAACACATCCGGCAAGCGAGTGATGTTCTATCCGTTCATCCTGATGGACCAGTTGCGCGGCAACGGCCTGCCCGATCCTTGGTCTGACGCCGCCGATCAGCCGCACCTGCCATGGCGCGGGCGGATCACGCTGAGCGAGGCACCGGGGCGCAACGGATCCCCGGACAAGACAGCCGGGGCTGACACTCAGATTGCGCAATTCTTTGGCCAGGCCCGCGCAAGTGACTTTGTCGTCGGCGATGGCACCGTCACCTATACCGGCCCGCAGGAATGGGGTTTGTTCCGGTTCATTCTGCACTATGCGGCGCTCTGCAAGGCAGCCGGTGGTGTGGCGTCGTTCTGCATCGCATCTGAGATGCGCGGCCTGACGCAGATCAGGGGTGCGAACGGGTTTCCGGCCGTGGCGCAGATGCAAATCCTCACGGCGGAAGTGCGCAAAATCCTCGGGTCGGACACCAAAATCGGCTACGCCGCCGACTGGAGCGAGTATTTCGGTTACAAACCCGTCGATGCTGGCAGCGACCGGTACTTTCATCTGGATCCGCTTTGGGCCGATGACAATATCGACTTCGTTGGTATCGACAATTACATGCCCCTGTCCGATTGGCGGGACGGAGAAGATCACGTCGACACCAAAGCTGGCGTAGATGCGATCTATGATCTGGACTACTTGCGCGGTAATGTTGAAGGCGGGGAAGGCTACGATTGGTACTATGCCTCGACCGAGGAATCCAAAGCGCAGATCCGGTCTGCGATCGAAGATCAGGCGCATGATGAGGCCTGGATCTGGCGATACAAGGATATACGCAACTGGTGGTCGCAGCCGCATCACGAACGGATCGGAGGCGTGCGTCAAGCTAATCGGACCGCATGGGTGCCCATGTCCAAGCCGATCTGGTTCACGGAACTGGGCTGTGCGGCCATCGACAAAGGCACCAATCAGCCGAACAAATTTCTGGACCCGAAATCCTCGGAATCCAAGCTGCCGCGCTATTCCAACGGTCTGCGGGATGATTTCATTCAGGTTCAGTATCTCAAGGCGATTTTGGGCTATTGGTCCCAGGCAAAAAACAACCCGGTTTCCAATACTTACGGCGGCCACATGATTGATCTGTCCAACGCCTATGTTTGGGCCTGGGATGCGCGACCATATCCAACCTTCCCGAACCTGCAAAGCCAGTGGAGTGATGGTGAGAATTTCGCGCGAGGGCATTGGTTGAACGGGCGGTCGGGGTCGCGCACGCTGGCGTCAGTGGTGACCGAGATTTGTCACGGGGCTGGCGTGACCGACATCGACACTTCGCGTCTTTATGGTGTGGTGCGCGGCTATGCTATCGAACAGGTCTCGGACGCGCGATCCGCCTTGCAGCCGTTGATGCTGCGCTACGGTTTCGATGCGATCGAGAGGGATGGCGTATTGCGGTTTCAGATGCGCAATGGGCAACGCGCCATCGCGCTGGATCAGGAACATCTGGCGCTCAGCTCTGATATTGAAGCCGGTATCGAACATCGCCGCGAAGCCGAGGCTGAAATGACTGGCCGGGTGCGCTTGCGCTTTGTCCAATCGGATGGGGATCATGACATCGTCGCGGAAGAGGCCGTTCTGCCCGACACGCGGACCCATTCGGTGTCTGTCAACGAGATGCCCCTGTCAATGACACGTGCCGAAGGTCGCCAGACGGCGGAACGATGGCTTAGCGAGGCGCGGGTGTCCCGCGAAACCGTGCGCTTTGCGCTGCCGCCTTCGTTGGGGCACATCGGCGCGGGGGATGTCATCAGCCTGGATGAGGGCGGGCAGGGTGCGCGTTTCAGGATCGATCGACTGGAGCAAGCCGAGATGCAATTGGCGGATGCCGTTCGGATCGAACCGGGAATATACGCGCCGTCTGACCTGCCTGATGACATAGTCTCGACCAAGCCCTTCGTCGCCCCGGTTCCGGTTCTGCCGGTGTTCATGGATCTGCCGCTGATAACCGGCTCAGAGGTGCCGCATGCGCCTTACCTGGCTGTGTCCGCCGACCCCTGGCCAGGAAGCGCCGTAGTATTTTCGGCCGTGAATGATGAGGATTATACCTTGCAAGAGGTTATCTCGGCACAGGCCGTCATCGGGTTTACCCAAACACCTCTGCGGCGGGCCGGCATAGGGATTTGGGACGACGGTGCGCCGCTGCGCGTCAGGCTGGTCGATGGCTTGCTGGAATCGCGCCCGCGCGACGCTTTGTTGAATGGTGCCAATCTGGCCGCATTAGGGGACGGGACGCCCGGCAACTGGGAACTGTTCCAGTTCGCCAGCGCCGAACTTGTGGGTCAGGGGACCTATGCCCTGTCGGGGCGCCTGCGCGGGCAATTGGGGACGGACAGTGTCATGCCCGACACCTGGCCTGAAGGTTCAACTTTTGTCTTGCTGGATGAACGAGTGTTCCAAACCGGGCTGCTGCGGTCTGAACGGCGGGTGGCGAAACATTATCGCATTGGGCCGGGAACGCGTGCCTATGACGATCCTTCTTTCCTCCACCAGCTTCACGCCTTCGACGGAAACGGATTGCGGCCTTACGCTCCGGTGCATGTCAAATTGGCGAAAACCGGAGCGGGTGACGAAATCTCGTGGATCCGTCGAACCCGGCTGGACGGCGATGACTGGGGTGGATTTGACGTGCCGCTAGGGGAAGAGACTGAAGCCTATCTGGTGAAAATCAGGATAAACGGGTCAGTAATACGCGAACAGGTTACGTCAGAGCCGCGCTGGACATACCCATCAACGATGAAAGCCGCCGATGGCGTAACCGGCACTTACGAGGTTGATATTGCACAGATCTCTGCCAGCTATGGGCCGGGTCCCGCCGCACGCCTTCTGGTTGGGTAAGGCAAGCATGCGTCCTGTTCTTCATGGTGATGTGAGTTCCGCGGCGCGGGCGTTACTAAACGCGGCGCCTGCCGACCGGGAACGCCTGTGCACCAGAATGATCAACGAAGCTGAACTGGCCGACATTTATGTCGGCCAAACAGGCCGGTTACACCCGCTGTTTGGCAATGGATCATTGATGGCAGCGGCCCGAACCCGGTCATTGGTCGACGAGCCAAGCTTTGACGATTTTCAATATTGCCAGTGTTTTGAGATGGTTCTGCGATGCCTGGTTCAATTCCGCGTTACCCGGATGCGCAGCTGA